TTTTTGAAGAATACCGAAAAGCGGTAAAACCGGAGAGCCGTCCCAAAAGCCGAAAGATGGTACAGAAATGGCTGCAAGATCCATATCGTGATGCAGCAGAGTATCGCCTTTGGGGGAATGGCATCTGTCTGAATGTTGCTGTTTTTGTGCTTGCCGGAATTGTCTGGGCAGATTTGTGATCTGTTACAAATGACCGCCGAAACATTCTACACATCTCACAGTTGCTATCTGTGGGAAACAGAGTTAATATGTGTCATGGCGAAAGCAAAAACGCCGAAAGAAAGGAGTTTTTCACATGACCATTACTTATCACAGTCAAAATCGAAAGGAACTGGTGAAAGCCCTCAGTGAGATTATCGGCATTCCGGCAGTATATCAATTCATGCCCACCTGTGCTTACAAAATCGGGGAATGCTACACTGTTACCAAAGCAGGTGATCTGAAAATCAGCGATCAAACCGACCGTAAGGAAACAGAACGGCTTCTTGCCGAACTGGCAAATCGGGGCTATGTTGTTCCAGACACATCAGAACCGGAATCTAAAGGCTTGACTGTGCAGATGCCAGCTGATTTCTTCACGGAACATACACTGGGCAATCTCCGGCAGATCTGCGAAAACAAGGCTGCCCTTTTTCAGGCTGCTTTTCAAACAGATTCGCTGGACATCATTTCATCGGATGAAAAGGTGGAATTTCCGTGGTTCACGGTCGAACAGGACGGTGATGCAGATGCCTACTGCACCTTCATTTCCATGCTCTGCGAATTTGCCAAGAACCAAAGCCGCATCAACCGCAAGCCGGACACCTCCGACAATCCCAAGTACACCATGCGGTGTTTCCTGATTCGTCTGGGAATGGTGGGAGCAGAATTCAAGGCGGCAAGAAAGGTCATTCTTCGGCATCTGTCCGGCAATTCCGCATTCAGAAAGGTTGGTGATACTGATGCAATTTCCGAGTAAATCGTATCTGGAGCAACTCCGAAAGCAGTATCCAAAGGGAACAAAATTACAGCTGATTTCTATGCGGAATGAAAAATATCCGGTTCTTCCCGGAACAGTTGGCGAGGTCACGCACATTGATGATGCGGGCAGCATTCATATGCGGTGGGAGAACGGTTCTTCCCTTGCTCTGATTCCCGAAATCGACAGTTTCCAGACCGTATCCGAGGCGAAAAAATAAGGCGAAACCTCCTCCATTGTACAGTATGTTACCATACAATCGCAAGGATTGCAAGGGTGTATTCTACACAATCTTTTGACCTCATTTTCTGTAGATTTAGCCACTTGCTATCTCCTCCGTTTAGAGTTAATATGGTTACAACAAAAGGAAAAAAGCCCGAAACTACGGAGGAAAACACTATGAACGCTAAAACAGAAAGACAGATTGAAAACCTGAAAAAGCAGACCATCGGCGTGGAGATTGAGATGAACCACATCACCAGAGAACGAGCTGCCAAACTTGCCGCCGACCATTTCGGCACAGGCAGATACGAATACACCGCCAGCCGAAACGGCTACAGCACTTGGTCGGCTTGGGATGCACAGGGCAGAGAATGGAAGTTTCAACGGGAC